TTATCTGATTGAACGGGAACACCAGCGTCCCCGCGTGCGCCTGGCCCAGCAGCGAGCTGATCACGTAATCGCCGCCGCTGTTCGGCTGTAGCGTGACACCATCGACGATCGTCGGGTCCTGGAAATGGGCCACGGTCTGGCTGGTCAGCCCGCGTATCTGCTGGCAGTACGGCGTGAAGTTTGCCATCTCGCTCGATTAAACCCCGGCGCCGCAGACCCACATCTTCGCCAGGTGCCGACAGGCGGCGTCGTACATCTGACGCTCGCCGTCGGTCAGGAAATCCCAGGGCGGTGACGAGAGCTGGTTGGCGAATCTATTGCTTACGGCCACGACCACCTGGGAGGCCAGGGAAGAGCGCAGACACCGCTCCTGAATCGAATCGCCACAGTCCGATCGATCGTGGCCGATGTCATTTGGCCTGGGTGGGTCCTGGTTGGGCCTGGGTGCGTCCTGCATCGTTTCGGTCCTCTGTGAACAGCCTCCCGACTACGGCGCTAAGTATCTTCCGGACTTCTTCGAGCCGCGGCCCGATCCGTTGGATCTCTCTATCGTACCACCCCGGCCTGCGGAATTCACGTATGTCGCGGCATGGCGGCTCGCGGTCCACCAGCTCGGCGATCGCCGGCGCCGCGTCGTTCATCAAGTGGCGCCCGAACAGGGCCCAGGCGTCCAGGAGTTTCAGGAAGCGGGCGCCGTCGCCAGGGGCCCGGGACAGATCGCTCAGCGCATCGTCCATCTCGGCCAGCAGCCCCACATATTCGCTGTGCCGGAGTGCGGCCTGCGTTTCGTTCATCAGTTGATGAGTCAGTTGATGAGACCGAAGATCCGCTCCAGCACCACGGTCACAAACGAGCCGACCCCCATGCACAGCATCGCCCCCAGCCTCCAGCGCTGCTCCAGGCGGTCGACGCGCGTTGTGACGCCGACCTGGCCGTTGCCGTCCAGGATCCTGATCACCCGATCCACCTTGTTGTTCAGGTGATCGAACTGGAGCTGTACGTCCCTCTCCATTTCGGGCGCCTATGCTGTCAGTTTCCCGTTCTCCTCGACGTTCAGCCGCGTGCTGATCTCCATCAGGAACTCGTGATGCAGCCGGACGATGGTCTTGATCAGCACGACCATCAGGACGACGACGAAAAACAGGACGATGACCTGCAGGACGATCACGATCAGCAGCGGCGCCCCGAACAGGCCGACCGCCTGCGTGGTCTTCGCGAAATTCAGCAGCCCGCCCTCGGCCCTGGTGTCGGATTTCTGGTCGGCCCCGGCGTCGATCTTGGCCAGGGCCGCTTCGAAGCGGGCCTCGACCTCCGTCTCGATCTTGGCGTCCACGTCGGGGCTGGCCTGCCGCACAGCGCCGCCGCGGTCGGCCGCCGTCGTGCAGCCGGCCAGCAACAACACAATAACGATCAGCACCGGCCTCGCCGCGTCAACGGCCCGGCGCGAAAGGGCGGCGCGGCCATCGCGGCCGCGCCGCCGCTGCACGGTCACGAAACCTTGCCGGTCTCGGGCGGCGTGGTCTGCGCTCCCTTCATGATCTGCTGGAGCTGAGCGACGGTGGCCCCAAGCGTCGACAACGTGCTTGCGATGTCGTTGCCCGTCGAGCCCTTGACCCAGGCCAGGGCCTCCATCGGATCGATTTCAAGCAGACTCTTGGCGAGCTGGCCCGACACCACCCGGTCGAGCGTCTGGTGATTGTTCACCGAGCTCACCAGCGAGTTGTTCATCGCCTGCTGGAACGCGACCGCGTTTTGCAGCGCCAGATTCGCCAAACTCGCCGGCTGTCCGGCGATGCACTTCGTGTTGTCGTTGGCGACACTGTCAACGAGACCCTGATCAGCAGCCATAACACTACCCTTTCCTCAAGGCTGGGCCTCTGCCGCGCGCGGCAGAGGCATTTCCCGGATCTTCTGGAGAATGGCCGACAATCTCGCCTCGAGCTGTCCGAACTCGCCGCTCTCCTGAAACTGCGGATATTTCGCGCCTGCGTCGCGCAGGATGGTCAGGCACACGTCGGTGTGGTGCCGGATGTTGCTGACGTAGGAATGCAGACCGGCAATGAGGTCTTCGTCTGACATGGGGCCCCCCAGGGCTATCCCGCCAGCGCGTAATCGCGGAGCTCGGCCCGCTGCTGCCGCGACTGGCGGCGGCCTTCGGCGCTTCGCTCGCGGAACACAGGCAATGGTAATGCGTCCCGCTGCTGCCGTAAAGTCCGATATGTCTCGGACAGCCGCTGCACATCAGGGTCTGTGCGCCAGTCCCGCCCGCCCCGTTCGGCCTCGCGGCGAGCCCGCGAGAAGTCGCGCATCACCGCCCCCAGGCGGTCGTTGATCTGCCGCTGCTGCTCGTAGGATTGGCGGGCGACGTCCACCGGGAACAGCCGCAGCCCCAGGAACTGTCCGGCGCTGGCGCTGGCCTCGGGCACCGAGGTCGGCACCCCACGCCATCCGACCTGTTCCAGGAGGTTCAGCGGCCGCACCATCCGCGCCAACCGCTTGGCGTGCGGACTCATGGCAACCCCCAGCCATTCTTTCTGCTGTCCCTCGTACTCGACGATCGGCTTGTCCCAATAGAAGTCGCGGTTCAGCGCGCCCTCGATGACCCCCTTCAGGAACGGATTGAGCCCCTGGACCGCCGCCTCGGCCGTCGCCCCCGGCCCCTTGACCCCGGCCAGCGGCGTGGTGCCCAACTCCTTCACCGGGAAGAGCCGGGTGAGGTTCAGAAAGTCGGGCCGTTCGCCGGTCGACAATTGCGTGCCCAGCTCCTCGGCGACGTGACGCGGGCGCAGCGATGGCGGCAGGGTATCCTCGCCGGCGAAGGCGGACTCGATGTTGCCGCGGATACGCGGAATCAGGGCGGTGATCTCCGGCCGGGCCATCGCCATCTTGAACTGCAGGATGGCGTTGCCCTTCATCCACCCCCAAAACGGGAAGATCCGCCGAAAGGTTTTTTTGTCGAAGTCGGTCATGTCGGCCGACTGGTTCAGGGCCAGACGCTTCTTGCTGATGGCCATCGCCAGATCGTCGCCGCGCCGCAGCCGTTCCAGCATGAACGACAGGGCCATCCAGTCCTCGACCGCCACGTTGATCGCTCGAAATCCCTTGAAATATGCGCTCTCGCCCAGATTGAACCGCCAGCCGGGGATGACACCGCGGACCTTGCCGGGGTCGCGGTGGATCCCCAGCATCGCGTGGGCCACGTTCTCACCGATCGGCCGCCGCGGGTCCCAGGTCGATCGAGCGGCGTCCGAAAAACCCCATTCGGTCCGGAAGCCCCGCTGGACGCCCTGCTCCATTTCAATGCCGTACAGCCCGCGGCCCAGCTCGCCGTGCTCGATCGACAGCAGCTCCCACAGTTCCTCGAGGTTCAGGTCCCGCACGTCGGCGGGCAGCCCCTTGACGTAGTTTCCGACTTTGCGGTCGAGATTGCGCCCCAGGTGGTAGTCCTCCATCAGCTTCCGCGTGGCCGCCCAGGTGTCGTACTTGAAGGCATCGAATTGGTTGGCCTGGAAGACGCCCGACAACAGGTTCGTCGTCGTGTACGGGAATACGCCCAGCACCATGGTCCGCCACATGGACGTCGCAAAGTCCAGCGCCTTGAGCAGGGCGTGCGGCCGATCCATCTGATTGGTAAAGCGCCGGAACTCGCGGGCCACGTCCTCGCTGAACGCGTAGCCCTTGGCAATGTTGCCGAAGCGGGAATCGCTGATCCGCGCGAATCCATCCGGCAGCGAGCCGAAGTCCTTGACCTTCACCGCCCAGCCCTCGCGCAGGCCCTGTTGAACCGCCTCGCGCAGGAAGTCCGCGCCGCCGACGGCCATGTGCTGGGCGTAGCGGCGATCGACCCAGAGCCGCACCGGGTCGGTCATGAAAGCGACCCCGGTCTGCTCGTACAGTCCGTTGATCTCGGCGATGGTGCTCTCGCGCAAAAACAGCCGCCGCAGCATCGATCGATGCGGGTCCGCCATGTCGCGGAATCGCGGGTCATCGAGGATCTCGGCGATGGCCTGGGCCATCCCCTCGCCGGGCTCTGGGATCGGGATCGCGTCCTCTCCGCGCCGGGACCTGGCCGCATTCTCGCGGTCGATGGCCTCCAGCATGCGCTGGTACGCGGTGCGTCGATACGCCTCGTTGGACATCGACCGTTTCTCGACGCCTTCCAGCTCTCGCCACGCATTCTCCCAGGCCATCGATCGCCGGCGGATCGACTTGCCCAGGATCGTCCGACCATCGCCGATGTAGTGCGGCACGTATCCGATGCCGCGCTGGGTCGTTGCGGTGATGTCGGCCGTTTTCAGACCGGCGGCGCGTTCGGCGGCCAGCGTTTGCTGCTCCAGGGCCACCATGCGGCGCACCATGTCGGCGATCGGCGCGGCGAAAAGGTCCTCTGGGTTCAGCCGCTTCGGCAGCCGGCCTCCAGCCCCGGCAATAACAGCCGCCGGCGGGCCCACTCCTCCAGCGCCGCCGGCGGCCTCCGCTCGGCCTTCCGTGGCCTCTCGAACCCTCATCGCATCGATAAACGCCTGGTCATCCTCGAAGCCCCGGCCCAGGCGCTTCAGGACCCGCTGTTTGAGTTTCAGGCGGTCCGCCTTGTCGGCCGGGAAGGGTTGCCCGTAACGCCGGGCCCGCTCCCACTCGGCCTTCAACCGTACCGCCTCGTCGCGCAGCCGAGCAATGACCTCCGGCGTCCCGCCGGCCTCAATCGTCGCCCGCATCGCCGTCAGAATATCGGACCCGAATTCCGTCAGCACCTCGTGGCCCGCCGAGTCGCGGGCGATCATGTCCGCAAGCTTGTACATCAGGCCGCCGACCGGCCGACCCTCATCGACGCCTTCCAGGCGATCCAGGATCCGTTCCCACTTGCCGCCGCGGATACCATGCCCCAGCCGCAGCAGCGCCTTGTCAATCTCCGCCGCCACCTGCCCCTGGCGCCGCCCGCCGATCTTGCCGTACCCAACCAGCCGGCCGCGCTCCGCGGCATCCTTGCCCTTCAGCCAGGCGACCACCTGTGTCCGCGACAGCTCGTCGCCAGGCAGTTCACCGGCCGCCATCGCGTCCTGCAGCGCCTGCACGAATCGATCGTTGCCACGCGGCACGTCATCCAGCGGCGTTAAGGTGCGGCGGATCAGGTCCCCCAGCTCGGCCGGCGGATCGGCGCTGCGGGCCTGGTCCATCAGGGCGACGATATCGTCGACGTCGGACCCACGGTTCAGCCGCTCGACGATCTCGCCGGCCTCCTGCTCGGTCAAGTCCTCCAGGTTGTGCCGCATGGCATTGGCCAGCCGCTCGCGGGTCTCGAAGACCCGCCGCTCATGGTCGGCGACGCTCTCGCTGGCGCCTTTGAGCGGTTGGATGCGGCGGGTCAGGGCCGCCCGATCGCTCCACTCCGAATCCCATCGAATCACCGGCGATCGACGGGGATTGACCACCGCCCCGACCACCGCCGCCGGGCCGCGGATCCCGGCGTTGGCCAGGGCCACCGCCGCATCGCGCAGCGTCGCCCCGCTGTCCATGGCGTCATCGACCAGAATCACCAGGGCATCGTCCGGTATGTCGGGCCATTTCCATCCAGCCGTGAATTCACGGCGGTGGGCGGCCTTGCGCAGGATGCCCGCCGGCACGCGCTCCATCTTGATGTGCGAGGCCAGCACCGGCCGGACCTCGGCCCGACGTCGACCGACGACCAGCGCCAGCCGCTCGGCCATGGCCGCCGCGGTGTGGTTCTCCTTGGTGGCGCTGGGCACCGGCACCAGGATGATCGGTCGATCGCCGGCCAGGTCTCGCAGTTTCTCACCGGCAGCCGGGCCGATCGCTTTGGACGCCCACAGCTTCGCCTGTTGCGCGTGTCCGTTTTTTCCTGCCTGGTAGTGCTGCTTGAAGTCCGGACGCTGTGCGGTAATGCCCTGCAGCTCGAGGTCGAGCGCCTTCTCCGGGATGTCGCGCGGCCGCGCCGTCGGGTCGAAGATCTGCTCGATGAGCCGCAGAATGCGATCGTCCTTTTCGGGTCCGCCGAATCGCAACCGACTCCACAGTTGGCGCAGCCAGTCCATGGCCCGTTCGAACATTTTTGTCATCCGCGGATCGCCGGCCTTGCGGGTGATGGCGTAGTGCGCAAAATATTGTGCGAATCCCTCGCGCTGCGGGCTGGCCTCGTGACGGGCGAGCTGCTCCGACGAGAGCTTCAGGGCATCGGCCTGTTGCGGCGTCAACGCCCCGCCGGCGACGTACTCGGCCAGGTCGCGATCGCCCAGGTGCCGCTCGAAGATCCGGACCCGGTCCTCGATCTTCATCCCCGCCCACCAGTCGCTGAACGTCTTGCGCTCCGCATCGTTGAATACGTAGTCGTAGGCGAAGTGCCCAATCTCGTGCAGCGGCTCGGTGGCGTGGGCCAAGCCGCGGCCCAGGATGATCTCCGCCTTGTTGCCCAGCATCCGGTACGAACCGGCGAATTGCTTCTGGGCCGCCTGCACGTCGATGCGGGCCAGGTGATCCTCGTGCAGATCCTCGATGGCCATGTCGAAGAGTTGGGCCTCCGGCTCGGGGATCCCCGCATCGCGCACCGCCTTGGCCACCCGCGCGTGTTCCTGCGATCGGTAACTGGCCTCGGCGGCCCTGGCCGCTGCCGTCGCGGAGGCCTCCGCCGGCGCCCGCATCGTCCCGGAGTCAATCAGGATCGGCAGACCGGGTCGCACATCCACATCCCGTCCGTCGGCCAGCGGCCGCAGCAGGGCGCCGTATTGCTCGTCCACCGACTCGACGATGTGCACCCGCCCCGCGATCTCCATTTCAGCCCCGACCACCAGCTCCTCGAAATCGATCTCCTGCGGCGCGGCACCCTTCGTCATCAAGTGACCGACTCGCTCTCCGTCCAGCGCCGCCTCGTAAAGGGCGACGTCGTACGCCCCCTGCATTCCGACCATCTCCGGGTTCTTGCGGGCGAACTCCAAGACCGCCTCGATCTTCGCCGGGCTGGCCAGCCCGGCGTGTTCGCGCATCGCCGCCGCCATGAGCTCGTAGGGGTCGCGTCGGCCGGCGACGTGGGTTAGCTTGGCGACGATGTCCTCGGCGGGAACTCCCTTCTCGCCCTTCTTCATCACCCCCAACAACCCCTTGGCCTTGAAGCTGCGGATCTCCTGCTCGCTGAACTCGCGGGTGAAAACATCGAGCTCGGCCCGGCTGCGGAACTTGTACCCCGGCAGCAGCAGTGACCCCAAATTCGTGACCGAATCGAAACCGCCCTCGAGGGCGGTGGCGTCGATCGTCAGAACGTCGGCCAGCTCGTCGTGCATTTTCAGGATGCGTGACGACGCGGCTTTCAGGCCGGTCGCTTTGTTGATCATCTTCGGCGGCCTCGGCATCAGCTCCGGCACGTCGCGCAGGGCCTGGCGGCGCAGGCGCTCGCCGCGCAGCCGCATCCGCTCTGCCGCCCGCAGCGCCTCATCGGCCTGCCGCGCCGTCTCGGCCAAGCGGCGCTGGCTCATCGGGTCGAATTGGCCAGTCACCGGCAGCTGCCGCAGCTCGGAGAGGCGCACGGCCTGCTCGGCCGTCCCCCGCCGCGCAAGCGACGCTCGTAAGCTCGCCTCGACGAATCCGGGGTCGTAGCGACCGGTCATTTCCGGCCGAATCCGGACCACAAGAAAGTTGCGCGGCAGCGCGTCGCCCGACCGATACCGCTGCACCCAGCCCCCGATCCGGCTGATGATGACGTCCCCGTCTTTCAGCGGCCGCCGCGGCTCGGCCCCCGCTCCTCGCGCCGCCGACTCGTCGGTCCACGTCTCGAAGAAATCCCGCAGTCGGCCTATGGCTGGTGTCGAAGAGGCCTGCGCCACCGTCCCCTCGGGGCCCTTCCGCGGCAGCAGCTCGGCGGCCTGCCCCTCGTAAAGCGGTTGATCGAAAAGACCCGGCACCGGGTCCGGCGGGAGTTGCGAGCGGACCGCGATCAGCTCCGGGCTGTCGGCCTCGAACCGCGCCGACCAGGCGCTCTTGATCTGCTTGGCATCGAACGCCACCCAGACCTCGCCATCCTGCTTGCCGACGTGGAAGATGCCGTCGTAGCCGCGGGCCTTGAGGATCTCGTTGGCCCGCCGCTTGCTGCCGGCGGCCCGCACCAGCTGCTCATAGACCCGGTGGCCGCGCATCGACGATTTCGACCACTTCACCTGCTTACCGAAGTCCCTGTAGACCGCGTCGATGTCGGTGGACACCTCTCCCGCCGCGCCCATGACGCGCTTCAAATCGGCGAAGATCTCATCGAATTCCTTGCGGGCGATGTGCCCTGGCAGGCGAAAGGGCTTCTTGATCGAGGCAAACACCGGGTAGACGGCGCCGGGCAGTTCTTGCCCGTCCTTGATCGTTGCTGAGTCGCCGGCGACGCCCGGATCGGCGGCCAGGTAGAATGCGGGCTCACCGGCGTCATTGAACAGGCCGGGCTTGGCCATCTTCGGATCGAATGACTGGATGTCGCCGGCCGGCGTCCCGTGGAACAGCACCTTCGGCTCGCCCTGCCGGGCGACATAGACCTCGTTCGTTGCCGCCCGCTTGATCCTTTTGACCGCCTCGCGCTCCAGGGCCTCGAACCCGCCGGCATTGGCCTGGTGCCATTGCTTCCAGCCGGCGGTCGCCGGGTCATCATCGACGATGCGGCCGAACTCCTCGCGCGCCGGTCGCGCCGGGTGGTGGGCCATGTGATGGATGCGATCCCTGACCGCCTGGATCATGAACGGCTGCCACTCATCCCCCGGTATCATCCGCTCCGCGGCCCGCGTCGCCTTCGCCTTGTCCATCTGCCCACCCGACTCGAACATCGAAGCGATCGCCTCGCGGTCCTCCGGGTCCACCTGCGAAAAGTCCCAGACCGTCGTTCGCAAGCCGCGCGGATCGACTTCACCCTTGCGGCCGCCGACCACCTGCGAGCCGCTGAACCATTCTCGGAAGTCCGACCGCACCGACGGCGCCCGCGGCAGCAGCTCAGCCACCGGCCTGGCCGTCGTCCGCGGACCGGCGTCATCGCCCAGCCGCTCGAAGACCTTCCGCATCACCGCGTCGGTGGATTCCATGACGGTGTCGACCGCATGGCCCGCATCGTCGAGATAGGTCATCAGTTGGGCCCGCAGCGACTCTACCGCGTCCCGGACCTCGAACGGATCTCCGCCCTCGATCGCCTTGTTGATGACGCCCAGGTTCTCGATGGCGGCCACCGATACCGCCCCCGCCGTGTCCGGCGTCAGGCCGCTTTGCTTCGCCCCGTCGGCGACCGCCTGCTGTAGATCGCGCAGGACGCCCGCCTGATCGCGCCGCACCCGCCCCTTCGCCTGCTCCAAGTGTTTCAGGGCCAGGGCCATCAGCGGCGTCTTCGGACCGATTCCGATCTTCGCCGCCTGCTCGCGGATGCTCGCCCCCGCCCTGCTTAATCCCCCCATCACCTGCTGGGCCGACTGGCTGGCCTTGATGGCCGCGTCGGCCTTGTCGATGGCCGCGCCGATGATCGGCATGGTCCTGAATTCGCGAAATGCCCTGGCGTTCGGCAGTGCTTTGAACGGCGTCCCCAGCCAATCGCTGGCCATGCCCGCCAGGTCCAGGGGCACGTCGGCCACCCGGGCCAACAACTCGATCGGCTTGGCGACCGCAGTGGCCAGGGGCCGGCCGAACCTCGGGATCTTTTCCAGGGTCTTGCCCAGCACTTGGCCGCCGATCTGCCCCGCCGTGGTTGCCGCCTTGCCGGCGATCAGGGCAGGCCCCAGGACAAGGTGCCCTAGGGGCAGCGTCTTCATCGCGTGGGTTTCGAGGCCCAGACCCCAGCGTCCCCCATAGCTCGGCAGCCCCTCGGCCGCCAGGTCGACGGCTCGACCGCGGGCGAAGTCTACGAACCCCCGTGCGGTCTCCGGCAATTCCTGCACGGTCCGCTGGGCCAGCTCGGCTGGCTGCTCGATGGCCCGCGTCCGCAGCAGCAGATCGTCGAGGGCCTCCGGCCTCACGTGCCGGCCGGCCACGGTCAGCCCCTTGCCGAACTGCCTGGCGCGGGCGATCTCCGGGGCGAGCTGCGCCGCCGACTTGGCGCCGGTCTTGAAGGTCGCCCGGCCGACGCCGGCCAGCCCGGTTGCCCAGGCCAGCGGGTCGGTCACCACGTCCAGCAGCAGTCCAGAAAGGAAGTGCCCCACCTTGCCGATGGTCGATTCCGGCTCCCAGCCCATCGCCCGGATCACGTCCGAGCCGTAGATCTTGCGCAGTCCGGCAAACTCCTCCTTCGACGAAGGTTGCACACCGAAAAGCTTGTGAAAGACCAGGTTCGCCGCCAGATTGCGCGGCAGGTCGAGCGTTTCCAGGGCCGTCTGCCACCAGGTGCGAGGGTCGGCGCTGATGTCCTCCGGCGGCGAGTTGCGTATGTACTCGGCCAGCTCGTTCTCAATGGCCTCCGGCCCGGCATCCACCAGCGACCGAAACCGTGGATGCTCACCGCGGCGCTCGGCGCCGGCCACCGGTGAAGGTTGCGTTTCGTAACCTCTTGCTGCGACAGAGCCTGCCGGCGGCTGAAAATACGAATTGGAATAATCCGCCGGCGGTTGGGTGACGCTCGGGAACTCGTCCAGGGTGGGCAGGCTTGGCAGCTCGAACGACAGCGGCGCGGGCCGCCGCCGACGCGGCTCCAGATAGAATCCGCCGCCGGTCAGCGCAGGCAGGCCACCCATCATCGTCATGGTCCGAGAATCCTACCGCTTCGGCGGCGGGTTGTCCTTCAGTGGGTACTGAATCACTTGGCTCACCATGAAGTTGAAATCTGAAATGTCGAATCGAACCACTCATTTTTTCTTCCGCCGCTTTCGCGCGTGCCTTTCGACAGCGATCTTCTTATCGACTTCGGTCTTGGGGACCGATGCGACCTTGCGGGCCAGTGCGTCGAACGCGCCGAATCCTTTGGGCTTTTTCACGCGAGTCCTTTCAAGTGAGTGTCATAAATCCGGCATCGTCGATGCCCGCCAACAAATGATCCGCTCGCGACGGCGCGTGTGCATGTTGGCCGCGCGTCCGCCTACGTAGGTGGTGTCAGCTTCGGCCGGGCCGTCGAACTTATCGCCCGCCTCAATCTCCATTGCCTTTCGGATTCGATGCAGCATGAACCACGCGGATCGCTGTTCGACGCCGAGCGTTCGTGCCAGTTCGTGGCTGCTCACGCCGTTTTTGCAATTGGCAATAGCCCACACGGCGACGAACCACTTATCGAGGCTGAGTGGGCTATGCTCGAAAATCGTGCCGACCTTGTGCGAGAACTGTTTGCGGCAGTCTTTACACCGCAACAGGCGACGGGTCGCAATCTCGCCGATCCGCTCGCCATTGCAGGCCGGGCAGACGGGCGAGCCGCCCGCCCAGCGGATGTCCCGCATGTAGTCCTCGCAGACCGTGATATCAGCGAAGTAGCGAGCGGCTTCGAGCAGCGTTTTCGGGGTATCCATAATTCGCTTACCAGGACCACCCCGCCGGGGGCTTGGAGCATCCACGATGGCACCCGGCGAGGCGGTGAAAAATCATTCGTCACTGTCATCATTTTCGGATTCAATCCATCCAGCACACGCCGCCTCGGTTTCGACCGCGCCTGTCCCCCGGTTGTGTCGGCTCCCATTTTTTCCAGCGATGTAGTCGATGGCCTCTTGGGGAGTCTCAAGAATAGTCAGGCAGTTCAGGTCGTGTTGGAGATCGGAAACGGCGTCATCAAAACTCGGCTTCGGCCACGGCTTTTCCGGTGTGTCTTCGCCGTAAGTCTCGGTCATGTAGTGCTCGAAATTTGCGAAGACTTGCCGATCGTATTCGCCGTTGATCCACGAGCCAACGACCGCCTCCCTGGAGGAAAAATAATCGGCCCAAGCCGGTCGCTGGTGGGGCCTAAAAACCAAGATCAAACCAGTTTTTGTTGCATTCTCCATTTTTTTCACCTTTGGTCCTGCGACTGTTATCCGTCGCTCGATCTATGTATATACTACACCATGTTCGGCCGAAAAGCAAGCGAAAAATCGTCGATTTTAACCCTATGTGCGATGGTGAGTTAGGTGATTCAGTACCCTTCAGTGACTGCCTGATGATCTCCAGCTCGCGCTGCGTCGCGGGCCTCGCTGGCTCGGGCCACCGCCATACGCCGCTTCCGCCGCAGGTGAGGCACTGCGGATTGGTCGGTCCAGGCCAGCACCGTGGGCACGGGCCGTCATGCGATGGCGGCTTGCTCATTGTTACGCGCGCGCGTAGGGCACAACACATATGCCACTGGCGACCGTTGAATCACTCGCCGCCGGCCGTTCTAATAGCTGTAGGATCACGCCATGATTCCCACCATGAACTACGGCAGCCGCGCGCCGCGGCCCAGCGACACGCCCCTTCGGCGGTTCCTGCGACTCATCTGGTTTCTCGGCAGCGCCGTCTGCTTCATAGGCGTGAGCTGGCTCTCGATCGAAATCGCCGTCCACGGCCCACGCGGTGGCGCACGAGACGAAATTAACGCGCTAATCATTGCCCTTTGTGGCGGCGGACTTTTGGCCCTCTGGGCCATCATCCGCTGGATCGCGCACGGCAATCGCCCCTAGTCGCTCTTCCGATATGCCTTGACCACGTCCTCCGGCGTCAGTCGGTGCTGGCGGAACCGTGGATGGGCCTCCATCAGCGCCTTCGCCCGCTGCAGCGCCTCATCGGCTTGCTTGCTATAGGTGCCCAATTGGAAAACCCCGGATGGCTCCTGCCATGGCTCTTCATTGCCCCCCAAAGCTTGTGACACATAGCCAGGGCGGCTTTCATCCAGCATCCGCGCCGCCTCTTCCAGCAGCGGTTGCCGCTGCCTGTCGCGCCAGGCCAGGTAGCCGGGGATCTTCTCCAGATCGGCCTGGGTCCTGGCCGACCGGACCAGCTCCGCATCCTCCGGGCTCGCCAGCCCATCGGCGAACATACGATCGATCAGGTCCTCTCTCGTCTGACGGGAGACCTCCGGCGGCTCGACGCCCAGAATCTGCTCCGCCCAAAACGGGTCCTGCGACAACAGCACCGACTCGGCCGCCTCGCGCCGCTTGGCATCCGCTTCCTGCTCCGGCGTGCGGATGTTCTCCATCTGTCGGCGGGCCAATTCCTGCTGGATGCGCGCGGCCTCGGCCTGAGCCGCCTGTCGCTCCAGCTCCGCCTCGCGCGTCGGCCCCGCCCGCTCGTGTTCGCGCTCCGCGGCTTCTCTGGCGAACCGCTGCTGCGAACCCTGCAGAGCCATGGCCCGGTCGTAGTCCGCCCGCTGGATGTCAGCGCGCGACTGCTGTTCGCGCTCCGCGGCTTCTCTGGCGAACCGCTGCTGCGAACCCTGCAGAGCCATGGCCCGGTCGTAGTCCGCCCGCTGGATGTCAGCGCGCGACTGCTCCGTCGCCCGACCCTGCCGCCGCTGGGCGATCATGTTCATCACCCGGGCCATCAATGGATCCTCGGCCCCGGGCCCGCCGCGATTGGCCAGCAGCGCCGCGGCCGCCTGCCCGCCTTCCGGGCCCTGCCGACGTCGACGCGCCAGTTGCGCCGCGAAGACCAGATTGGCATGTTCGTTGGGGTCCACTATCGATTAGCCCGCTTGAATTCCTCGGCCTCGGCCAGCAGCCGCTCGGCGCTGGCCCGCAGCTTCTGTGCCTTGCGGGCGTCGGGTTCCTGTTCCGCGCGGTTCATCCGCTGTTTCGCCAGACGCTCGCGATTGCGGTTGATCGCCGCCTCGCGTGTCGCCGGCGCCCCGGCCTGCCGCCGGATGTGCCGGGCCTCAGGCCGTCCCATCGTCGCGGCCATGATCGCGAAATCCCGCTCGCTTAGGCGCCCCGATCCGCTGGAGATCTTCCGCGCGTAGTCCAGCAGCTCGGCGTCGCTCATCGACTCCGGGCTCTTCGATTCGGCCTCGTAGTTTTTCAGGGCCTCGTCGAGCTCGCCGCCCCGCTGTGCCGCGTCGTTGTAGTCGCTCGTCGGATCCTCCACCCGCCCGGAAAGTTGGCTCTCGCTGCCCAGCAGCTTCGACAGCGGAGACGCCTTCGGCTGCTCAGGCGTCGCGTTGGCGCCGCCGGGGCTCATCCCCAAATTGGCCAGGGCTTGGCGAAACAGATCCGCCTTGTTGACCCCGCCGGCGACGGTGCTGGACCGTAGCAGATTCATCACGCCGTTCATCGGCTTGTCTCCATTGATGGTATCCATCCCGGATACGAAGCGATTGGGGTGGTCTGGCTCCTTGAATTGACTGGCGAAGTGCCCCTGGTCGTCCACCCCGAGTTTACCAGCCCGCCACGCTTCCCGGTATTTGTAGTGGTGCCGAGGATCATCCGGGTCCCGGTTGAGTGGCTGGCCCATGGCCCGGCGCTGCTCGACAATGCGCGCGAAATCGTCGCGAAATTTCCTTTCTTCGGTTTCAGACCATCCCGCCGGCACTCAATAAATCCTCTCGCCACTGTCGGCGGCAAACCCCGGCAGTCCCTGCAACGTCGCCATCAGCCGCCAGAGGTCGTTGGAGTGGATGTTGTTCAGTGACGTGGCGTAGTCCACCTCGTCGCCGCGCTGGCCGGCCTCGATGCCGAGGGCCTGGGCTAGAGCGCTCAAGACCGCCCGCTCGTAGTCCACGTCCTGACCCCGCTGCCCGAGCCGGAAATCCGCATCCTGCCCGCGCTGCTGGACGTCCTGCCCGCGCGCGCCAAGCGAATAGTCCATGTCGTCGCGGCGCATGGTGACGTCTTGTCCGCGTCCGGTCACCAGCGCATTCAGTTGCTCCGCCAGCCAGTCGATGTCCTGCCCGCGCGTCGTCGTCGACGCGCCCAGTTCGCCGAGATATTTCTGCAGCCCCTGGCGGCCGCCCTCGGTGAGAAGGCCGATGTCCTGCCCGCGGCGCTGCAGGGTCTGCGCCAGTTGGGCCAGGCGATATTGGGCGTTCTGATCCTTGGCCCCCAGCTCGGACGCCGTCCGCGCCGCGGCCCCTGCGGCCCCGGCGTTGGCCCGGATGTCGGTGGCTCGCTCGGCCAGCCCCCCGATGGCCCCGGTGCCCGCCAGCCGCTGCTCCAGATCCCACAGCGCGTCGTCGGCGTTCCCCGTAATCTCGTTGATCGACCGGTTGGCCATCTGGTTGGTGTCGGCGGCCGACCACAACGGCTCTGGCTCGGCGTATTCCGGCAGCCCCGCCGCGAAATTGGTAAACGGATTCTGGGGCGTCCGGCCCCCGGCCCCCCCGGACCTCATGGCGGTCCGCGGCAGCGCCGGCGGCGGTCGCTGCGACAGGTACGGATTACTGCTCACCGGCGTCGTGTAGCTCACGGGCGGCGCGTTCGGCTGAACCGTCGGCGCCTGCGGCGGCGCCGGCGGCTTCGAGCCCAGGACCGTCGCTCGATCGACCGGCGCTCCCCGCTTTGGCTTGACGGGTGCGGTCCCCTGGGCGGGGCCCGGGCGCCATCGATTCTGAAACCCGTACTGCAGCGCAACCGCCATGTCACTACCTCGAATACGGTCCGCGCCGCAGCATCTGGCGATACGACTCGAACAGCGGGTCGGTCGGGTCCTGCGGCGCTGTAAAACCCGGCGGCAACTCGAATTGACTGGTGTCCAGTTGGCCGATCCGCTCTGGCGCCGCCGCCGCCCCCGCGATCCGCGCCGGTTGCGAGACCCTGGCCGGCCGATTGTTCAGCCGACCCATCAATGGCCCCAGCGACACCCGCGGCGGCAGCGCCGCGCCGCCGCCGCCGGGCGCCATCACTGAACCGCCGCCGCCTCCGAAGTCGAATTGCCCACCGCCCGGAGTCGCTTCACCACCGCCGCCGGTCAGCAGATCGCTGACCGCATTGACCCCGAAACTGCGCAGATCGCGCCGCGCACCGCGCTCCGGGAAGGCCCCGGGGTTGGCGTCGCCGTAGCCGATCGAGATCAGGTAGTCGGAGAAGGGGTTGTCCGGCGGCAGGTTCGTGTTACGCCCGAATATGGCCTGCACCTGGGCATCGAGATCGTTGTACCCAGGGCTACCCGGATGCAGGACCCCGGCGGCCGCGACGTTGCCCAGTGAGCCGCGGCTCTGCATGACGCTGGCCGGCAGACCGCCGGGGCCGGACCGCGGCAATGGGCTCTGCCCGAATCGATTGCCGCCCTGCGTCGGATTCCAGCCCGGTTGGTGGGAGTAGCCGAAAAATGCCATCGCCGACGCCCCTTATGGCTCGCGATCAGGTGAAAACCGGCGACGACTTCGTCACGCCGTCGACGCGGATCTTCAACTGATTCGTCGTAGCATTGTACCACATGCCGTCATTGGCAGGACTTGCCGGGTCCGACGACAGTGAACGAACATGGGTTTCGAATTCCTTGCCCCGTGGGAAAAACACGACCGGCGATCCATCGACCGCGCGGATGGTCATCGTAGCGAAGCCATCAACGGCTCCAATATCATCGAACCGCGCCTGCCCCGGCACGAAGAGGCTGCCGCCCAGCTGGAAAATCACCAGCGAACTGCCCCCGCCCGTCTCGATCTGCAGCAAAACCAACGTCGTGTCGCGAATTTGCACCTTGAGTTTGAGGACAGCGTCTTCCTCGATGGCCCACATCGCCCCATTGCCCGGCTCGGTCGGGTCCTGTTCCAGCACCGGAACGCTGGCGAATGGTCGATCGACCTCCGCCTGGTGCAGTTGCCTCTCGGTCGACCTGCGATCGACTGCTTTGCCGCTTCTCGGGATGCCGCCGCCCTGGCCCACTTAGCGCCGCCTTCCGTCAGTCGCCTTGATCGCCAGTCCCCAGGCCGTCAGCCGCCATTCGTCGTCGGCTCGAATCGATCCCGCCCGGAAGCCGATCCACCGCCCGCGCGCCGACAGCGGCAGTCGATGCTGGCTGATGCCGCACCGCGCCGTGAACTGCCGCCGGATCAGCCGCTGAAGGTAGCCTGGATTGCCGGGCAACTCCGACATTTCGGCGAGCCGCAGTTCGCAGTTCAGGCGGACCTCGCGGCCCGCCCCCCGCATCAGGAAATACCGCGGGCTGATCGTCCTGCCATTGGCCCCGAAGTGCGACGGGTAAAATTCGACGAACGCGTCCATGCCCTCGATCGCGAAATCCACCGCTGCCCCCGACGTCGGCGGCACCGGCGCCAACCAAAACGCTACCACTGCCGTCGTGTCCCCCCCCGACTTCATCACCGCGGTGAAGACGTCGCCGGCCGCGTCGCGCATCGAAATCCGCTGCCCCGCCATGGCCGGCTGGGCGGCAAACGTGAATCCGTCGGTACGCGTCAGGGTCCACAGTCCGCCCGACTCGTCGATCGTGCCCGCCCCGTTGCGGACTTCGGCTGATTGCGGCGTTGCCGCGTGAACCTGGTTTTCGTGCGAGTCGGACGTCGGTGTGGCCCAGACGCAACCGTTCGCATCCCCCAGGATCACCCGCTGCACATTCTGCTCGCTCGCCGACTGGTCGATGGAATTGATGAAACACGCGGCGGTGGCGTGGATGACGTCGCGGCGCCACGATGGCGGGCCCTCGCCCTCCAGCGATCGGTAGTCCAGCACCAGCCGGGTGTCGATGGTGGTCGAGCCCTTGCGCTTGACGAACAGCCATAACTCATCGTTCGGCCAGTAATCGACCGCGAAGAATCGTGACGCCTGGCCCCAGGCGCTGTCGCCGACGCCGCCGCTGGAGAGAGTTGCCTGGTAAAAGTCGCCGGTTCCCTGCACCTCCTCCCAGTCGTAACTGGCGGCAGGCGAGACCTCATTGGCCTGCACGTCGATGAAATATTGCTCGTCCTCGACGAGTTCCTCGAACAGCGGAAAAACCTTGACCGTCACCTGTTGGCCCGGCGCGATGGGCAGGCCGCCGGCCGGGAACGGCTGATCATCGACCACAAAACGATTTGGGTCGCTGCTGGAGTCCAGGACCAGGTCCACGCCGGCGTCGTCGGGGTCCGGCGTGGGCTTGGTCTCGTCGTGCACGTTAAATGCGACACGGAAGTGGAACAGCTCGGTCAGGACATCGTTGTTGGTGAAGGTGAACACCACCTCGGTGAGGATCTGCGGCACGGTGTCGCCGGGCACACTGGTGATCTGGCCCGGCTGGAATTCCAGCTCCTTGATGATCGGCTCGATCGGCAGCGAGACGAAGCGTGGGAACTCGCCGTTGAAGGCCACGACGCCCGTGGTCGAGAGCCAATACGCGACCCCCTCGATCTCCACGATGGTGGCCTGACTCACCGGGGCCCAAGCCCCCTCGTTGACCAGCGGGACCGCGCGATAGACGGTCTCGGGGCGGTTGTCGGCCAGCTCGTAGATGGCTCCGTTGGATTTGCAGACGAATACCCTGTTGTAGAGCCGAAACATGGCCACTATCTGGCCACCGTCGTTGGCTCCCACCTGCACCACGTTGAACACCGGATCGACGTTGAACGGGGCATTGGGCTCGGAGTAATAGACGATGTTCAGGTCGATCGGATAGTCGGTCTTGGCCGCGTACAGCAGACGGTCCAGGTGGGCGATGCAGAAACGAGTTGACGGCACCCGTCCATGGCGCCGCGGCAGGACGATGTGGCTCAAGCGATCGTCCGGCGTGAAATCAAAGATCGTCGTCGTGCTGCCCTGTCCGGGATTCGCGACCTCCTGCAACTTGCGAAACACGTCACCGCCGTCGGTCGTTCGCCAGATCACAATCTGATCGAAGACCAGCTTGTCGTCGGCTCCGTTCAGCACCAGCTGGATCTTCTTGCCGGTGCCGTCGGGCCCGCTGTCGACCGCGTCGCTGAATTTGCTGGTCGCTGCGGTCTTCGAGCTCATGTAGCTGATGCGGTAGCGGTAGCCGGTGTTGGCGTACATCGGTGGGGCGCTGCCGACCGCGACCCAGGACACGTCGGCCGACTCCAGCAGCGGCTTGGCGTCGTCGTTGGTATTGCCCGTCGAGACCACGGTGTCGATGAACGTGGCCGCGTCCTTGTCCACTACGATGTTGCGATTCTGGTAGCGGCTCCCGGTGGCGATGAACAGTTGGCCGTCCAGTGGGACCGCGTCCGGGATCCGCGTGCCATCGATCTTGAAGTCCTCGGTGGCCCGCAGGTCCGAGAGCCCGGTGTCGAACCCCGGCGCGATGTGGGTCAGGTCGGCCGAATAGACCTTGGCGACCGCGTCGCCATCCCCATCCACGCCGTTGCGGACGACGGCGTAAGCGCGGCGGAACTTCTCGTCCTCGACGATGCGCAGGACTTCCGCCGAGCCGTCGAAGTTGTTGTTACCCAGCGGATTGGATGGGTGCCCGCCGTTGGGGTCACTGTCGAAGTCGGCGAGGGTGCGGCTTCCGGCCCGCGGCCCGACCGATCCGTAGGGCCGGCTCCAGTCGACGTTGGCGGCGTCGGCCAGCGTGCCCGGCGGCGCCTGCTCGGGGTCCAGGCGGCGATGGATCCCGCGCACGAACTCGATCCACGCCTCTTCGATCATCAGCTGCCACCCGTGACGTTGATCAGTGTCAGCCGCTGGGCCGCCGGCCAGTCCTCTGCGATCCGTCGCTGATCGTCCAGACTGCGCAGTTTGAGTCTGCCGGCATCGCGCTGCGGATCACCGTACTGCGCCCAATCCCGGGCCAGCATCGATAGGAACTTGCCCTTCTGCGATCCGGTCGCCGCCGCGTCGCGCTGCTCCTCCGCTTCGCCGAGGCAGCCGATGATCAGGGTCTCGTGCATCTGGCCCGGGAGCTTCGGCCGCTCGTCGAGGTTCACCAACTCCAACAGCCGTCGCTCGTAGGGAATGACCAGGGTGAGTTGCTCCTGCGGCGTCGGCCACAGCTCCATCTTCCACAGGTCTTCGTTCGGCTCGTAGTTGTGCTGGTAGTAGGTCGGCCGGGTCCCCTGGCTGCCGTAGGCCCGCAGTGCCGTCATTTGGTCCGGGGCCACCAGCTCCGGGTAATACCATATCCCGTCGCTGTAGCGCGGCTTGTTGCCGATCTGCCACGCCACAAAGTCGTCGGGTAGATAGACGTAGTCCTGGCCGGCGACGGTCTGTACGTTGGCTTGGGTCATCAGCCATCGCCACATGCCGTATTTGGCGACTGTCTGATACGCCGTGTTGATGTAGCCCAGGAACTCCGACAGGGTCGGGGCATCGGAAATCACGTCGCTGTATTCCAGCGACAGGAAGCGGCTCATCCGCTCCAGAATGGTCTGAACCGTGGCCATCGCGCCGCCTTCCGCGCCGGCCCGACGGCGCGGCCGCGGCTTAGGGGAAAATCAGCCGCTGCCGCCGCGCGTCGGTACGCATCGAGGACTAGAACCAGCAGACCTCGACCTGCACCTGGAGGCCGGTGCCGTCCCAAGTGGCGGTGTCGTCGAGGATCGCCGTGACCTTGCTGCCGGGAACCAGCAGGTCCGCGGCCGGGTTGATGGTGCCGTAGCTGCCGGCCGTCCCGACGTCGGCCGCCGCGGTGTTGACCAGCGTATGGATCGCCGCCGCCGGCGCCCCGGCGCTGTCAATGATCGGCAGCACCGAGAAGATCGACGTGGCCCCGATCTTGACGTCCAGCTGCATCTTGCCGGTGCTCGGCGTGTTGGCCACGCCCAGGCCGGCCCGGACGATGTTGCCGTGGCCGTTGGCCACCAACAGCGTCGTCGTGTGGTTGGTGAGAGCGACGCCGTCTCCGGGCGTCCAGATAAACGTCTCGGTCTTCGGCTGGGACCCCGGCGGGAACAGAAACACGTTCACCAGGGCCTCGGTCGAGGCCGCGATGGTCTGGGCCTTGGTGACGTAGGCCACCGGGCAGGCCCCGCCACGGGTGACGATGCCCACCGATCCGCCGGCCGCCACCGCCTGGTACTGCGGCACCAGGTAGGACTCCCCCAGCTTGACCTGGAGGAAGTCGCCGACCGCCAATGAGATCGACTGCCCGGCGTTCTCGTTCTTGACCTTCACCTGGCACGGCCCGCCGTAGAAGTAGCGCCGGAAATCGCCAGCTGCAAACGCGGTCTCAACCGCGCCGGCCCGGAACGGGCCGTTGGCCTCGGACGGCTGGGCCAGAAAATGATGCACCGCCATCTCGTCGGTGATGAGGATCCCGCGCGATGTGGTGGCGCCGGCGATCTCCGCCACGTCCTTGTGCAGGATGGCGCCGATGGCCTGGGCCGCGTTGTCAGCCGAGCCGGACTCGAAGATCCGGCTCGGGCTGCCGATGGCCGCCGCGTGATGCGAAGATGGCATGATCATGCCCCCAGTGGAAATAGACCGCCCGGCGCAGACGATGGGTCGATCGACCCATATGCTCAATCCATCCCGCCACAAGGCGGGCCAGCATCGCCACGTCGGGACCGTCTCGTTGTCTGCCGCTACCGGCCGCTGTCGTTGGGCCGGATGAACACCCGCTTGCCAGTGTGAAACTGCCCGTTGCCGCTGGTGATCGCCGCGTCCAGGTAGATCGCCAGCGGGCTCATGCCCAGAAACGAGCCCAGCACCAGGCCGCCGGCGCTGCCGGCCTCGTCGTCCGTGTGCAGCTCATCGCCGGGGTTGATGTCGCCGCTGATGCGATAAATCCGGGCCGCGTTGTGGTAGCCGTAGGTCTGGGCCAGGAACACCCCGTCGACCGGGATCAATGGCTGCCCCTCGGCTACCAGGCCTATCATCCTGCCGGACGTCGTCTCTTCGACCAGCTTGGCCGGTATCGGACCCCCATCGTGGTCGGCGGCGACGCCGGACATCTGCACCGCCGCCCCCACCGGCAGGGCCGCCGAGTGCTTGTTGCGACACCAGACGAACTTTTTGCCCGGTCCCTCGGCGCCGCTGCTGGGCACGACGCCCGGTAGCGGTGGCCATCCTTGATTGAGCATATGTGAAACACTCCTTCACATCACTACTTCAGAGCGCTGATCCGCGCCCCCGGGCCCGCTGCCGGGCCAGGGGGTCGGCGTCACTCACGATCAGGCGGCGATCGCGCCGCCAAACCCCCAGAGCACGCATTGCCGCTGCCGGCTGTTGCAGGCCGTCGTCATCAGGTGCCTGATCAACTGCACAGCGACCTGCTGCTTGAAGTCAAACTCCACGGGCTTGCGCTGCGGAAACGCCTTTTCGTGGCCGATGACCATCAGGTTTCGGCAGTTGTTCATGAACACCTCGCCGGTGTTCGGGTAATCGCCGGCGGCGAACGTGCCGCGGCCGCTCGGCGTGGCGACGCTGCGCACGTAGGGCGGCAGGCCGCCGGCGCCGACGCCCAGGTCCTCGACGAAGTCGATAGACACGCCGCGGAACGTCGGATCGGGCTTATCCAGTTCCTTGGAGGCGAGGTTGTCGCGCCCGTGAGCCAGGGCGTCCTGAGTTTGCTCCAGCACGTCGTAGGCGATCTCGTCGGCGTAGATCTTCTGCTCCATCAGGGCCAGTTTCTTGTCGTCCAGGGCCATCTTCGCCTGATTCGGGGACATGAACCTGATGTAGCGGTTGGCCTTCTTCATGAACCGCCGCAGCAGGTTCCCGTTGGCCAGCGTCTCGGCCGAATTGTGGCTGAAATCCGGCGTCAGGTTATGCCCGTGCGGCCCGACGTAGCGATTGAGCCAGCGCGGATCGGTGTCGACGTTGATCCCGGCGACGCTGGGGCTCCCGTCGACGTGGTAGCCGTCGCGGGTGATCCAGTATTTCTGGCCCGGGAACGGGGCCCGTGGCTGGCCCAACTTGTCGGCGTTGCCGACGGCGTTCCACCAGAATTCCTCGAAGTCGTTGGCCGCCTCGGTCATGCCGGCCTCCTGCCGGACCTCGGCCAGTCCGAAGATCTTGGTCATCCTGTCGGCGCCGTTCAGCAGGGCCTCGATGTCCTCGATGTTCCATAACCATTCGTAGACCGACCAGTCCACCTCCCCCGCGACGGTGTGCTGCGTCTCACGCACTTCGCGGACGTCGTAGGGGGCCACGAAGCCCTTCACCACGCCCTTTCGCAACAGGGTGTGGATGACGACCTTCTGACCGCCCTGTACGAGTTTGCGCTTGTGGCGCATGAGGTCGGCGAAGTGGTAGGTCTGGCGGATGATCTCGTTGGTCATCCCCAGGCCGTCCTTGCCGAACTTCTGCGCGAAATACAGCGCCAGTGTGCCCTCGATGAAGTCCAGATTGGCCTGAAGAATGCTCATGTTCGCTGCCCTCGAAAGATCGGTCCGCTTGCGCGGACCGCGCCTATCGGTCGAAAATCACGTCACCATGTCGATCGCGCGGCGTAGCGTGATCCTCACGCGAACGTCAGGCGGCGGCGATCCGGCGCTCGGCGAACTCGGTGAGTGATTCACCTGGTCGCAGGGTGTCGGTCTCGGCGCCGTGTCCGGCGTCGCGGGCAGAGCTGGCGCGCGCGCCCCTGCGGGCGGCATCGAGGGCGGTCTTGGCCCCATTGCGTTGGGCTGTGGGGTAATTCAGCGCCTGCCCTGCCAGAACCAGCGCTGATTTGAGTCCCTGCGGCCCGGATTTCGGATCCCACAGCCGGTCGGCCATCTTGTGCCACTGCATGTATTTGGCGCGGTCCTTGGCCAGTTCCGGAAAGTGCAGATCGATCTCGGCGTGGATCGCGGAGATGTGGGAGTTAAAGGCCTCCAGCTCCTGGCGATCCGCAAAGCGCGTCACTTCGTCGTGGCCGGCGCGTAGCTCGTTCAGTTGCTCGGCGATCGCCTGATTCTGCTGGGCCAGATTCAGGGCGAAGTCGCGCAGCGATTTTTCGGTCGGCGTCTCGAACTCCTCATCCTTCATGCCCGCCAGCTTGGCGACCAGGTCATCGCCTCCCGCAGCCGGCCTCCTGCCGTTAGTCGGCGTCGCCCCTGCGGCGGACAGCTGCTCAGCGCGGACATGCTCCAGGGCGGCAATAAATGCCGGGTTCTGGGCAATGGCTGCCATCCGCTGGCGCTCACCGCTGATGTGCTCGACCCACTGGTTGAACTGGGCGAAGGCCTGCCGGCCCTGGTCACCAGCCGACTCGAGGATCGTCTGGATGGTCGTGTAGGGGTCGGCGCCGGAGGTCGGCGCCGGATCCTGCGGCGCGGTCTGCGCCGCAGGATCAGCCGGCGCACCAGCGGGCACGGTTCCTGTGGGTGTCCTGGCCGGGTCTGCGGCGCCGGTGATCTGCTTGGCCAGATCACGGGCCGCGTCGTGCATCGAATAATCGGGCCTGGGCTCGCCGGCAGGTGGCGTGCCGCTGTCTTCGCGCGGCGGCGCCTGGCCATCCGATGACGCGTGCTGATTGTCAGGCGGATCCTGCGTCCCGCCGGCGGTCTGGCCGCTATCGCCCGTCGGCGACGGCGATCCGAACGTGTTGCCCTCTTTAATGATGCTGTCAACTTCAGCCATCACCAAGCCCCCCAAGGCCGATGATTATCGGATGATCACGGCGTGGATTATGCCCCCGCCGCGGCCTCTTGTCCACGTTTCGAGCGGCGCCGCGTCGCCGCCTCGGACTGCTGGGCATAGCGCTCCGCCACCTGGCCGCGGGTCTCGTTCAGCAGGACCGCCTCCCCGCCCATCAAAGCGAAGACGGCCAGGCAGTCCTGCCGGTAACACTCGAAAAGCGGCATCCCGGATACTTTCTCCTCGTGTAGCCGCACGCCGCCATTGCACGCCGGGCATCGCGGCAACGGGAATTCATTCTTGATGTGCCGGGCCGCCGCCGGTGTGACGATGGTTCGGACCGCCTGGGCCATGTGTTTCGGGTCTGTGACGTGGTCGTATCTGCCCATTATTTTCTCCAGCACGCGTCCAGTTATGCCACGACCTTGCGCTTGCGGCGTTGACCCACTCCCTTGAAATCCCTCCGGTCAATCAACCCAAGCTCTTTCATCATCTGCGATCGATGCTGCGGGCTCTTAACGATCAGGGCGTTGTCTCGCGTGTAGTCCTGACCTGCAATCCGCTCGCTGTCGTGCAGGACCCCCATGGATTCGCTGGCAAACGGATAACATCGCCGCTCGCTGATGCCCGACCTTCGGCGATGCGTCCTGACGAAGTCGGCCCGCTCGGCTTCGGCGTCGATCACGGTCTTCCTGCCGCCGCATTTCGGGCAGGGCGCCGCGTCGGGCTCGCGCCCCGAGGCGAACAGGTCATCCCAACGATGACCGCAGGCGCACACCATGTTGTGATGCCGTATTGCCATGCGCCGCCCCCCAGGAAAACGCGGCGCTGAAATATTATCTGCCTGGCCATCCCGCGGTCAAGCGACCGGCTTCGCGGCGCAGCTGGCCGACCTCTTGCCGCGGCGTCTGGGCGGCGCCGCCGCCCTGATTCGGCGCGGGCATGGGCGGGCCGCCTGGCGGCGCCGCGGCTGGGCCCTGCTGGGGCAACCCGCCCGGCTGGACGGCGGCGGCGAGGTACTGATGGTGCTCCATGACGTGCATGGCGATCACCTCGCTGCCGGTCTGCTGGGCGGTCATCTCGTGGAATTGCAGGTGCGTCTGGTGATCGTCGGCCGGATCGACCGGCAGCGGCTCGCCGCCGCGGAGCATTTCGGCATCCTCCTGCTGGGCCTTGGCCGCGGCCTCGGGATCTTCGCCACCGCCGGCGGCGAGCTGGATGTCAACCAAGTACTTCTCGGGATTGAGCTCCCCGATTTCGCGCAGGTGCCGCTCCAGCAACGGTTTGAGCTTGAACTGCGAATTCTCGGCCTGCAGCTTCATGGCGATGTTGGGGTTGGTCGAAATCTGGATCAGATCCTGCGTCCGCTTCTGCTTGATCGCCGGGTCCACGCGCTCGACGCTGGAGGGCACGATCGAAAACAGAAAATCCGCGACCTCGCCGACGGTACCCGGCCCCAGGGCGATCAGTCGCGTCTCCAGCGGGAGTTGCATGCCCTCGAACGCCCCGCTGTGCGCGAGATACAGGCCGGCGAACTTGGAAATCGCGTCCTGGGCGAAGTCCAGCACACAGCCACGCATGTCGTCTAACTGCACGCCGCTCATGTTGTAGGAGGCCTGGATTTCGGTGGCCGTTGTGCTGCCCGACCCCGGCACCCCGCGATGAAACTCGGCGACGCCGGCCATTTCGTCGGTCAGGGCCTTCATGGCCTCCGCGCCCTTCAGCATGTCTGGGTGCATCCCGCCGAAGCGGGCCTGCTCGACGCCCTTCTTGAGGCCGGGAATCCCGATGACGTCCTGATCCTCTGCCTCCGCGAGTTTCTTGATCTGGTCGGCCTTGATCTCGTCACTGTCGTATAGCACCACGTTCTTCGCGCTCTTCGCCGCCTTGATCGCCGCCTCCATCAGCACGTCGACGCTGACCCGGCCGTCGAACTGGGGCGACAGCGGTGGATTCGGCCAGAAGTACTCCTGCACCTCCTCGAAGACCAGCATCGAGAACGGAAACCCCTCAACCCCGTCCGGCCAGGGCAATGTCGCCAGCACGACGTCGACCTTTCCCGTGGGATCGATGCAGTAGACCGCGCGGCAGTCGCGGTCATAGGCCTCGTGGTAACAGAACAACTCCAGTTTCGGATCGCCCTGGTGATCGCCCTCCCCCAGGCCCCCGCCCTCGCGTAGCGGTCGCTTGATGGTCCGAGCGTTGGGCTCCAGCAGGTGGGCGACCTCCCTGAAGCGCGGGTCGGCCTTCATCACCTCGATCGGCCGGTAGATTTCATGGCTGACCCAGCGGGCCTCTTGTAGATTGGTCGCCCACGGGTCGTTGTAGAATCGGCACGGATGCACCTGGCAGCTCCACGGGAGATCGGGATCGAGGTATTCCTTGTGGCCCGCCAGCTCGAGGTCGACGTCGTACATCGCGGTCTGACTCGGGTCTTTGTGGGAAGGGGTCTCGATGACGGCCCCCGTCCGAAAGTTCAGCCCGTGCTTGAGAATCCCGCACGAAGAAAGCCCCACCCGCGTCGCCCGCCGCAACTCGTCCTGCCACCGCACCTGCGGCAGAATGGCGTTGATCTGGTCGCCGAGCTGCTCGGCCGCCATTTCGAATTCCGCGCCGTCGCGCTTGGCGCTGACCTCGATCTTCAGGTCCCGCCCGCGGGGCACCAGGTGCGGCATGAGGACGCGGATGTAGTTGTTGTGCAGGTTGGCCGGCTGGCCGTGTTCGTCGGCGAGGAATTTGTCCGCGAAGTTGCGGCCGGCGATCTCGCGCCACAGTTTGCGCCAGATGATCTCGTGTGGGCGGCGCTCGTCCTTGGCAATCTGAATCCGGTCGCGCCAGGCCTTGACGTCGTTCTGCATTTGACGACCCCCAGGGCCATGCGTTAGCGCCAGACGATCTTCTCGCGGCGCTTTTCCGACCGCGCCAGATCGGCCAGGTCCGCCGCCGCCGAGCCGCGCGGCGCCGACGCCTGCGCCAATGGTACATGAATCGGACGCCGGCTCAACAGGTAACGGAGGCCGCTGATCAGGTGATTGTGGGCGTCGCGTCGTTTTTCGCGATCGCCCAGGTACTCCCCGGTCTTGGGGTCGGCGTCCTGGCGCCGATAATTCTGGCACTCGAAAATGCCCCACTGGCAGCGCTCCGCCAGCAGAAGCAGCCCCTCGTTCAGCAGGGCGTTGATCCGCGAGTCGCCGCTTTCCACGCTGCCCTTGCTGGCGTCGCCGGCGATGGTGCGGATCCCGGCCTGCATCAATTCGTCGCGGCAGGCCAGCCGCGGCCGGCCCCACATCCGCGCCTGGTCGGCCGCCGGGTCGATGACCGCCGCGATGCACGGCTCGTGGTAGCGGTAACGCGCCCGCTTGGCCTTGACCAGATCGGCGATCTCGCCCGGCAATTTGCCGCGCAGATAGATCTCGTCGTACCAGTGCAGCTTGCGCGGCGGCTCGACTGCGATGAAGCCCCAGGCGAAGGGGTTGGCGTAGCCCGGATCGGCGAACTCGTACCTGGTCCATTCGTCGGGCGGATCGAAGTCCGCCTCGATGTTGAATCGCGAATCGAAGCGGTCCAGAATCAGCCCCTCGGCCAGCACGTCCTCCCCCAGCACCCGCATCCGGGCCTCGCGGGTCTGGATGCCGCCGTACATGGTGATCGCCCTGGCCAACTCATCCTCGGTCAGCAGCTCGTTGTCGGCCATGGTGGTGTCGGCGACGCTGATGATGAATCCCGGCGGGGCGGGCTCGATGCTGTTGGGATTCAGCAGGTGCTGCCGGGCGATCCTATTGAGCCAGGCCAGCTCACCCACCGCGGTGACCAGCAGCTTGCCGCCGGCATCGACCAGGCGGGCAACGATGCGATCCTTGACCCACTCCTCGACCGCCTCGTCGATCCAGCACTTGTGCCAGGCGAAGGCCTCAAACGCCTGGCCGCGCTGCAGGTCCGACAGGAAGTCCACCGTCGAGCCGTTCTTGAGGATCAACTTGGCGTTGTCGGAGCCGAATCCCGTCTTCGGGTTCCACGGCTGACAGGCCAGCATGTGCCGCGGGATGAACTCCGAGAGGATCCGCTGCTGCACGTCGCGCGATTTGTCCTTGCTGACCGTCACACAGCCGATCGCCGCCGGAGCCCCCAGCTGCACCGTCCGCAGATCCCAGGGAAGATCCGTCCAGGTCTCGATCGGCCAGCCCAGCAGGTCGGCGGCGCAGGCGGCCCCGGCGGCGACGGTCTTGCCGGCACGGTTCGGACCGACCCAGGTTGCGACCTTCATGCATTCGCGAACCGCGGTGATGAACTCGCGCTGCCTGGTCCACAATGCGAAGGGGATCACGCCGCGGCGCGGATGGCGAATCAGCCGCAATGGATTGGCGCGCCGCTGCCGCTCGAGAAGCGCGTCAAGGCTGCGAAGCGTCTCGTCGAGTTCTTGCAGCGTCAAGTCGGGCGGCAATATGGTCCCGGACCGCGAGGATGGTGTCGATCGGCAGCGGGGGCGTGCGGTCTTCCTCTTTTTCACGCGGCGGCCTCCCCCAGCCCATCCATTGACCGAGCAGCGCCAGCGTGTTTCCCGAAATGCGCACGTCCTTGCTGGTCAGGCCGGCCTTGATTCTCCGAGCCACCATCGCGAAGTCAATTTTCGCGGCGCCCAGGGCCTCGACGAGGCCGTCGTGATCGTCGAGCTTACGCACGATCCGCCCCGCCATGGCCGTGGCGCTGCGGGTGCTGGTGGGGTGATAGCCGGCGCGGCGCAGCGCGTTGCGCTGCGTCATGCCCTTGGACCGGTTGCTGGCGTATTTGAGTCGCTTGGCCGCGGCGGCCGCGGAGCGTGTGGCCACCTTCTTATTTGTCTTGCGAGCCATCTAGGTCACCACCATGGCCAGGCCGCACACGCTCAGCAGCAGTCGGCGGAACGGGCGGCGATGGGCCAGGCCGCCGGTATAGGTCACCCGCAGCTTCGGCGTGTGGGCCATCGTGAATCTCGCGTTGTCGGTGACTTCGTAGTCCATGCCCAGCCCGAATTCCGTCAGCTCCAGGTCGTAGGCCTCCATCAGCCCGGCGGCGGCGTCGGGGCCCAGATCATCGACGTGGGCCTCGTCGTCGGCGGTGGGAAAATCGAACGTCGCGAACTGCAGCCCCGGCTGGTTGCAGTTGTCCCACTGTACG